AACGCTGACATTCCTGAGATTGACATCAAAGTCGATTCCGTGGCTGTCACCGCTAGTACCAAGAAGCTCAAGGCTAAGTGGTCACCGGAGTTAGGTCAAGACCTTAACGCCTACCACAACCTTGATGCCGAGGTTGAGCTTACAAGTATCCTCTCTGAGCAGATTGCTCTTGAGATCGATCGCGAGATCGTTGGTGACCTTGTTAATGGCGCAACTGCTGCTACCTACTACTGGTCGCGTTCACCTGGCTTGTTCTTGAACAAGGTCACAGGCATTGAAATCGGTGCATCTTCTGCTGCTCCCGACTTCACTGGTACTGTTTCCGAGTGGTACGAGACTCTCGTTGAGACCATCAATGATGTGTCTGCACAAATTCACCGCAAGACTCTTCGCGGCGGAGCTAACTTTGTTGTCTGCGGACCTGAAGTTGCTAACGTCCTTGAGTTCACCGCTGGATTCCGTGCCAGCGTTACTGCTGACGACGATAAGGGTAGTATTGGTTCAGTCAAGGTTGGTTCCTTGAGCAAGAAGTTCGATGTCATTGTTGACCCGTACTTCCTCCGCAATGTGGTCCTCATCGGCCGGCGCGGCTCCTCTTTCCTTGAAAGCGGATACGTGTACGCACCGTATGTCCCACTGCAGACCACTCCCACAATCTTCGGACCAGAAGACTTCGTGCCTCGCAAGGGCGTGATGACTCGTTATGCGAAGAAGATGGTTAGACCCGATATGTACGGTCTAGTTATTATCCGTGGCATGCTCGGCGAAGCCGGCTCTACTGGCGCGTAAACAATAGCTTAGTAACCTATTATAATGCAAAGCCTCCGTTTTTTAACGGGGGCTTTCATTTTGGGTAGAACTACTTATAGGTGAGCCTCTTCGGAGGCTCGTATTTTTTATGATATGATTACAAACGGAGGATTATAAAAATGGGAAGTAAAAGAGTGGGCTTGGCTAGAACCCAAGCACTAATACAAAATTTAAAGAGAGAATTGAAGCTAAACGGTAGCCAGCTTACCGGAGTTGAGCAGGTGGGAATGGCACCAGAACAAGACGGTTATGGCGTATACGAAGCCGTGTACGAGACTGATTTTGGTGGTTATACTGCCACAGCTACCGACGACGGACTGCAGAAAACTATTGCAACATTGCCAGCCAGTGCACGCATATTGAGTTGCCACATTATTTGCAGTGAAGTTTTTAGTGACGACAATGTAAATTTAAGCGATTTGGTACTTACAGCCACAACACTGACGGCTGACGCCACTGTGGTACCAACGTTTAGTATCCTTACCGGTATTGACCTCGGTAGTGCTACCGCTGGTGCTCTAGGTGGCATCACTGGTGCCACTTTTGCCGCCGGAACCGCCGATTACGTTGGTGATGGTGGCGCGGGAACGCAACTCTGCTGGATCAACCAGGGTGTCGGCAACGGAACCACTGCAAAAACTAGTGGAAAGATTGTTGTGTACCTTAAGTGGATTGGCTCTGCCGGCTCCACAGCGCTCACGACATTCTAAATTTAGAATTTAAAATATATCTTTGTATTTATCCCCCCTTCCCTTTTGGGCTGGGGGGTTTTTCTTGAAAAGGTCGATCTCCTAAATTTTTTTCGTCTCCAATTTTTTGAGATTTTCCTTTTTTTTCGTTTAGGCGAGATATAAACTATTTACTACTGAACTAAACACAGAGGAGTTCCCATGGGAAAGAAAAGAAGAATGTTGTCCGCAACTAAAAAGTTTGCAGTGAAACACAGCAATCACCCAAGAATGCGAGCAATTTTAGCCGCGACAGAAACAACTACCCCCGAGCCAGCAATAAAGGCTACACCCCCCACACCCAAGACGGTTGCAAAAGTTGAAATGGCACCAGTAATCGAAGCGCCACCAGAAGTGGTGACCGAAGAGGTTATAGCTGCCCCAATTGAGGAGATAGTAATAGCTACTCCTAAGTTGAAAGCAAAAACCGTTGCACCCAAGCCGACTACGAAGACCACCACCAAAAAGAAGGCCACTACCCGTAAGCCACGTAGAAAAGCTACAAAAACCAAAACAATTGACGCAACTACATAAAATAAACGTTTCTGCGCATTGATTTGAGTTTTGTACGCCTCTTTACTATTTATTCTTAGGAGGGACTTTGGGTGCCCACACAACTTAATCCGAAATCAAATACTAGCACGGTCATTCTAACCAGTACCGGCAGCGCCGCCCTGGTTGCTGCCGCTGTACCATTTGGTATTTATACCGGCTCTAACGAATTTTTGAGTGGTGCCTCAACCCAGGTCGCCTATGTCTATAAAAAGCTTGGTGGGGACGTCGTAGACATCGAATTAACGCCATCTAACGTCTATTCTGCCTATGAAGAGGCAGTGTTAGAATATTCTTATATTGTTAACCTGCACCAAGGCAAAAATATTCTTTCGGATGCCCTCGGGAATACCACTGGTACGTTTAACCATCAAGGCGAACGAGTAGATGGTCCGTCAGGGAGTGCCCTGCGGTTCACTCGGTTCCAAATGACTTATGCCAAGCGCGTTGGCGATGGATTGTCGGCAATTGCCGGCTTCGGTGGTACTGTGCCGGAATATTCGGCTTCTTTTAGACCAAAAGCTCAACAACAAGACTATGATATTCAAACAATCATTAATAGTGCTAGCGCCGCCGGCCATGACGACCGAGGAAAGCCAGTCCCGTACTCCGGTTCAGTCGATGGCAAGCGTGTTTATGTCACTAAAGTCTTTTATAAATCTCCAAGAGCAATGTGGAGGTTTTACGGTTATTATGGCGGCATGGGCGTCGTGGGAAACATGGCGACATACGGACAGTATGCAGATGACTCTACTTTTGAAGTGATCCCAACATGGCAGAACAAAATGCAGGCGATTATGTATGAAGACTCTCTATTCACCCGCACATCACATTATTCTTATGAACTAATCGATAATAAACTCAGACTTTACCCAACTCCGGGCCACTGGGACATTTCCGACATGGATCGCATGTGGTTAAGGTTCTATGTCATGCCGGATGCATGGGACTCTAACTCAAATATGGCAGATGGCACCGAGGGCGTTAATAACGTAAATACACTGCCATTCAGCAATCTACCTTATAAAAATATCAATTCCATGGGTAAACAGTGGATCAGAAAGTACTGCCTTGCACTCTGCAAAGAGATGCTGGGGCAGATTCGAGGTAAGTTTACCACGATGCCGATTCCTGGGGATAGTGTAACGCTAAACCACAGCGAATTGCTTTCGCAGGCAAAAGATGAACAGACTGAGCTTAAAGACAAGCTAGTAGAGATGTTGAAAGAGATGGAGTACGGCGCCCTCGCCAAACAAGATAGCGAGAAGACCGAGGCAGTGGCCACAACCTTTAAGAATTCCCCACTGCCGATATTCGTGGGGTAATGTGAATGGCGAACGAATGGAACAGACCTAAAAATCCACCACCACCGCTTTTCTTTGGCAAAAAAGAGCGTGATCTGGTTAAACAAGTCAATGACGAGCTTATAGAGAAGGTCATTGGACAGCAGATCCTTTATTACCCGATTGACATTGAAAGGACCGACTTTCACGATATGTATGGGGAAGCTATAGAAAAAACTTATCTCCCACCCGTCCGTGTTTATGCTTTGGTCGAATTCACCGAATTCTCCACCGATTATTTGGCAGATGCCGGCATCGACAAGACTTGGGAGATTAACGTACATTTCCATAAACGCCGCTTAGAACAAGATCAAGACATGTATGTTCGAGAAGGTGACTTTGTTTTGTACGGAGATTATTATTACGAGATAGTTAAGTTAAGCGAAGACACAAAACTATTTGGTCAAGTTGAGCATGGTTTTGAAATTTCTGCAAGATGCAGAAGAGCAAGAAAGGGGTTATTCGATGCTTCCTGAAAATTTTGATTTTGCAATGTTGCCTCCTGATTTTAAAGAAGGTACACTTGAAGATATAGGAATGCTTGGATCTAGTATCGAAAGCATTGATTACGCGATCACATCATGGCTAAAAGAAGACCTCGACTTATCCGCTCGCACAAATGAAGGATTTACGAAGGTCCCTGTATTGTGGCAAGCCCCTGAGAGATCATATCAGATTAAGCACGAAAAGTCTCTTCGGGATGATGGGGGTGCACTTAAACTTCCAATCGTTAGCATCACGCGCACTTCTATTGCTAAAGATCCCACTCGCAAAGGATCGTTTCAAGCAAATCTCTATTCTAACAACAAAGACGGAAGAACCGGACGTATGGTTATCGCAAAGAAGATCGTGCAAGATAAGACGAGA